TGGTCGAGAAATGGCAGGGAAGAGTTTCTCACGAGCAAGGCAATCAAAAGATTCACAATTCAGTCATCGCTAAGGACAGACAAGGTGTTCTGGAAGGACTGATCAAAATGGTTGAAGGTGTCCGTGACCTTGATCCCGAGAAGGGAACCAAGGAAAGAAAGGAGCGCCTTGAGAAGAAGCGTGGAATGAAACTGGATGATCATCCAGAGTACAAAGCAGAAGAGTTTCAGGCTTCCACAGTCAGAAAAGAGTGGGCATCTGCTTACAAGGGAATTTATGAAGCAAAGAAAGGTGACGGCAACCTTGCCAACAATTATCCTCCATATGATAAAGTAACCAGAGGTGACATTATTGCTGGTGCTAAGGGTGAAGACCAGATGGGTGGTAAGAAAAAGAAGCAAGATGTTAAGGAAGTTGTTGTTCCTGCTCTCGTCGGCGGAACTCTTGGTGCTGTAACAGGTGGTAAGAGAAAGGTCAAGAAAGCAATCGGAACAGGTGCTGGTGCCGCTGCAGGCGCAGCACTGGGTGGACCTCTTGGTGCAGTTGCTGGCGGACTTCTGGGTGGAATGGCATCCGAGGGAACCATGGACATCAGGGGATTTGAGATCCCTAAGAAGGAAAGAGAAGCCGCTGCTAAAAGAGTTACAGCAAAGACTGCAAAGAAGCAAGCATCTCTGAAGAAAGAAGAAGTTGAGCAGGTTGACGAACTCTATAAGGGTAAGCACGGTCAGACAGAAAAAGAGTATCAAGACTCTCGCTCTGATGCTGGCAAGATGATCTCTGGAGATTCTGAGAGATCTGGTGCGGCATATTCTTCTCGCGCTGTTGCAAACAGCGGTCCTAACCCTGCTGGAGGCAGAGAGAAGCCCAAGGCACAAGGTCGCATGGGTGTCAAGGACAGAGCATATCTTGCATATCGCAAGGCAAACTTGAAGAAAGAAGAAGTTCAAATTGATGAAGTTTCTTCGCACCTTGCTCTGACTGCTTCTCAAAAAGCAGATGAAGAGAGAAGAAAGGCAGCAGTTGCTGGTGACAAAGGTCGTGCAGCAGCAAAAGCAGCACAAGCATCACGTCTTTACAAGGGTGTTGGACCCCGTAAGGCAAGAGAAAGAGTGAAGGAAGAAGTTCAACAAATTGATGAACTGGTTAATCCTAAAGTCAATCTTCCTTTCAGTGGAGATAAGATCACTTACAATCAGGGTGGCGGCGCTGGTGCTGCTCTTGGTGGCGCTGCAGCAGCAGGCCTGGGAGCAGCTGCTGCTTATGGTCTGAGCAAACTGGGCAAAAAGAAAGAAGAGAAGAAGGACGAGGTTAAGAAGGAAGGAGTTCAGTTCTCTGCAGAGGAACTTGCAAGAATTGAAGCGATTGTCAATTCCTGGGACGAAGGTTACCAGCGTGAACCTGATCAAGCAGGTAAGAAAGATCGCACTCATTCTAAGCAACCAGATCCTTCGAAGCCTGGCTTCACTGGTGTTGGTAACATGAGCATCGCTCAGATTGCCAAGATGAGCAAAGAGATCGAGAAAAAGCAGAAGTGAGGTTTGACGGATGCCAGCTAACACAGACCTGGCTGATGTCAACGAAATCTACACAGCCTTTGCTTTAAACAACAACAGTTTTCCTGATCCCCAATCAGAAGCTCAATTCAATCGAAAGCGCGACTTGCTGACTTATGATCAAGCCACGCAACAGATTGAACGTGCCAAAGTTATGGCACAGCAGTTTCTTGCTTGGGCAGGAAGAAATGGTTATGCTGGTGTTCAGGGTGTTTACTGGACAGCGAGACCTGGATTCTCTTTCAGAGCAGTCACTGGTTATGACGTTGATCAATCCAAGAATCCAACAGATGTCTTGGTGAAGTTTGCTGGAAACAAGTTTCTTGGTCTTTCAGCAAAGTCAACGTCTGGAGCAGGTGACATTGGATTTAAGAATCCTGGAATTGGAACTGTTGAAACTGATCTTGGAATTCAACTCAAAACAATTGCCACCACAGCGGCAGATGCTTTTGCTACACAATATGGTTTGCCTAGTGGTAACGCACAAAGGAAAGCAGCGATTCGTGCAAATCCTTTGATCAAAACAAAAGCGGATGAAGCATCTGTTGCAATGTTCATTCAGATGCGAGATGTCCTCTTCAACAAATTGAACACTCTTGGACAACCTCAAAGAAGAGATTACATTATCAATTCTTGGATTGATGCTTCTGCCGATTTGAGACCTCCGTATGTTAAAGTGACAGGTATGGGAACCAAAGCACCCTTTACGGCATCAGTTGAAGACCCACTCAACAATGATAAACTCAGAGCACTTCGATCTGAAAACATCACATTTGAGAAAGTTGGAGACAACTCTGTTGGTGTCAAAGCAGGTGTTAAAAAGATCCTCAAGATGAGGATTAAATACGAATCAGAGAAGTTTTCAAGCAGTCTAAAAATGTCAGGAGATCCTTGGTAAGATGGACGTTTTCAAGTATCTAAAGAAGACCGACACACTGTTGGAAGCGAGTGCATCTGAAGAGGCACATAAACTTGGATTGGTTTATGGTGGTTATGGTAAGTGGAAGGATCCTAAGACTGGACAAACCACACACAAAAGTGTGAAGCAGAATGGTCAAACTGTCCTGCAGAAACTCGATCAACCTGAGGCACCAGAACAGGAGACTCAGAAAGCAGAACCTCAACAAAAAACTCTGTCACAGTTTAGAAAGGATGCTCCTGCTCCCCAACCAGAAGCACCTGTAAGTGACCAGATGAACCGTAATGTTCCTGGTGGTCCAACTGCAGATGCTCTGGCAGCAGGTGATAAGGCAGAGGTCATCAAGCAACTGTCTCGTGGTCGTGAGAACGTTCAGAGTGCTGCAAGAAAGGCACAGATTGCCAGACAAGCAGATCAAATGATCTCTGATGATGAGGCAGAAAGAGAAGCGGAAGAAGCGGCCGCTGCAGCAGAAGCAGAGGCAGCAGCACAGGAGGTCCAAACCTCTCCTGACATTATCTCTCTTGATCAGGCAGTTAGAGAAGTAGAAGCAGAAGATGAAACTCAAGGTGCTCTTGATTCTCTTTTGGATGAATTGAGGGAAATGGAAGATGAGGACGAAGGTCCTGTTGACAACATTAGTGATGCCTCAGAAGTTATGGAAAAAGCAGAAGAAGCAGGTCTTTCTGATCGTCAAAAGGCAATCAATGAGTTCAAAGAAAAACTCAGAGAGTCGTTTGAGAAAGAAGATGCGATTGTTGATTCTTCAATGGCAGAAATTCGTAACTCCATTCAGGAGATCATGAAGAATCAGGTGGCAGAGTCTGACATGTCTGAGGAAGACATGAGAGATCAGTTCATCTCTGTTATGGCACTTGCCAACACTTACAGCGGAAGAATTCGCCATGGTGAAGGTAAGAGAACAATGTTCTATGAGGATGCTCAACAACTCCTGAATCCTGATGTTCAGAAGATGTTGCTTGATGGTTATGGTGACGGATCACCAGAGACCATTGAAAAGTTCGTCAACTCAAGGAAGATTGTTGACACTCCAATGGAGCAAGTCGAAGCACTTTGGAAAGTGATTCCTGACTCTTTTAAGCAGGCACTTGGGTCGGGAAACATCGGAACATCATTCAAAGCACTTCAACCTGACGGTTCAATCAAGAACATCCCTGCAAAGAATCTTCATTATGGTGGAGAGGGTGATGCAAACAGAACAACAAACAGCAGCACAGCAAGAAAGAAACTTCTTTTGAAACTTTATCTTGACCAAGGTGGTCGAGATGGTTACACTGGAAATGAACTTGACCCTCGTTATATGGAACTTGAACACGTTCGTGGAATCAATGCGATGGCACCTGATGAAGAGGGTGTGACTCTTGATCAACTTAAGGAAAGAGAGAACCTGAAGAACTGGTTGTGGATTGCAACTGGTGTCAATAACGAGAAGTCAGACCTCCACATGGATAAGTTTCTTGATAATGTCAAGAACAAGCATGGTGGGAAGACAAAGAGTGATTATGTTGACCTTGAGGCAGCAGACAAAGCATTCCAAGCGAAGAACAAAGGTCTTGCATCTTTGTTGGATGATGTGATCAAAAACAAAGAGTTCACGAGTTCTGCTTCTCCTGAAGCAATTCAAACTCTGTTTGATAATGAATTGGCAGAGAGTGAAGCAATGGACAGGAATGGAATCAAGAAAACTCCTGTTTCTCTCGGTGATAAAATGAGAAAGGCACTGGGAATGGTGAAGGACAGAAAACTCACTAGGTCTCAGATCAAAACTCAGAAAGAGTTGTTCCGTCCATTGATCATGAACATGATTGGTCAGGAACCAGCAAAGAGAAAAGAAATGATTGAGAGTTATAACAGCCTTTTCCACGAAGCAGGTGACAGAACCACCGAACTGTCTGCAATGGGACCTGATGCTGAATCGGAAGTCGATGCAGTGTTCACTAAAGGTAAACTCAACGAGAAAGGAACTTGGGAGAAGATGTTCTACAAGTCTCTTGCTGAGAATGGACTGATCGATGAAAAACTGATTGATCAGAACATGCAACCCAAGGAAGCAACCAAATTCAAAAAACTTATCTTTGAGGATTACTACGAAGAGAGTGAGTGGATTCAAGAAGACACCATGACCTTGACAAAACCATCAGGTCGTGATAGAATTGAGAGATTGAAGAAGAGTTTGCGGGATGTCCAAGTTTTCTGAATCCATTTCAGATGCCTATTTCACTCATCCAGAAGACGTAAAGTTTGTTCACAGCATCCTAGCAGAAGAAGGTTGGTTAGAGGGTTCCATTCTGGAACCTTGCTGTGGTGAGGGACATCTCATTGAAGGTCTTGATAATGTCACTGCTTGGGATCTCAATCAATATGAGCATCCTCTGGATCGTGTTGGTGATTTTCTTGAACAGGAACCAGAACCTTTTGACCTGGTTCTAACCAATCCTCCTTTTGGGTGGTTAGGTGGTTTGGCATGTGACATTCTCAACCATGCCACGAAGTTTGCTGACCGAGTTGCAATTATTCTCCCTCAGTGTTTCCGTAAGGTTCAACGGATTGATCGCATCAATGAATACTTTCATCCAGTTGGTGATTACACTCTCCCCAATCAAGTCTTCATTCTTCCCGATGGGCAGGAGAAGTTTGTAAGGACTTGCTTCCAGATGTGGGAACGTCGTGATTACAAACGGAAAAAGTTTGGTAATACACCTTACGATGAGTTCTTTACTCAAGTTTCCAAGGATGAGGCAGAGTATTATCTTCGCACTCAGGGTTCAACCGCTGGAATGATCCTGGAAGGTCTCTCTTATCCTGATGGTCGTCCTTACAATGACAACACTGGTCGTTGGATGCAAGGCAGTAAGGATCTGATCCTCCAACATGACTGGACTAAGATTGCTCGCTTTGCTTCTGGAGCACAGTCCATTGGTCTGCATGACATTGCCTGGGGATTGCGTTCCAGCAACATTGATGAGTACCTTGAGCATGGCATCATGTATGACCTTATAAATGGTTATTACGATGAGAAACCAGCAACTGTGGAGGACTTCTTTACATGATCTAAACTTTGTGCTAAAATACAGTCCACTTCACCCCCCTTATAAATCTCTCCCATGAAAAAGAAACCTTTGTTGAGTCACGTTGAGGAACTTGAATTTTGTAAGGCAGCACAGGCAGGAGATAAGAAAGCATTTGACACAATGGTGACCCGCAACCTCGGGTTGGTTAGTAAGATCGCAAAGAAACTTTATTACAACAACGAGCAATATTCATACGAAGATCTGTTTCAAGAAGGTGTTTTTGGTCTAATTAAGGCAATTCATAAGTTTGATCCACAGGAGGGGTGCCGTTTCTCCACTTACTCTTATTATTGGATTTACTGTTTCGTGAGTCGTTACAATGCGAATCACCAAGGTAAGATTCGTGTTCCCATTCATGTCAAAGAGAAGATCCGCAAACTGAATAAAGAAAACAATCAGGATCAACTGCTCAATGAGAAGAGCAAGATTCCTGTGGTGATGTCACTCAATGCGACTTATGGTGACAAGTCTTCTTTGGAAGAGATGACTTCTTACCTTGTGATGGATAATACCATCGATGAGTTGGATGTGGTTAAGGATCAGATGAAGAATGTTCTGACTGAACGTGAGTACAGTGTTCTGTGTCATCGTTATGGTGTGGATGGTCAACAGGCAAAGACTCAACGTGAGTGCGCAAAACTTTATGACCTGTCTTACGCTGCAATCTCTTTGATTGAACGCAAAGCAATCTCTAAACTCAGGGTTCACTTTGGAGAAGCAGAATAAATAAATACTATGATGAGCAAAAAGTTTTAAGATATAATGAAAAGCTTTTTCGGTTTCTTGTCTGAGGCTACGTCCGTCGCTGACCAAGCAAAGCGCAAGGGATTAGTAGCAAGAGGACCTGGCAACTGGTACGACAGCCAGGGTAATTTTGTTGCGAAGACGGAAGGCGGAAGACTGGTAGCAGTAAAACCAGGTGAGCAACCAAGTGGTCAGAAGTCTGCTGCAGAAGAAGAACCAACACAGAGAAAGGCAGCGAAACAAACTTCCGCTCAACAAGAAAGGTCAGCCGAAGCACCAAAACCAGAGAAACAAGGTGAGACACTAACTCTGGTGTTTGGAAGATTCAACCCCCCAACAATTGGACATAAGAGAGTTCTGGATAAAGCATCCACTCTTGCTGGTGAGATGAGAGTTTATCCCTCTCGTTCTTATGATCCTAAGAAGAATCCCCTTGATCCGAAGAGCAAGGTGGAATTGATGAAGAAGATGTTCCCCAAACATTCTGAATCAATTCACAATGATGAGGACATCAAAACGATCTTTGATGCTTTGAAAGTCGCGGATGAAGAAGGATATTCTAATGTCAACATTGTTGTTGGATCTGATCGTGTCGCTGAGTTTGATTCACTGGCACAAAAATACAACGGCGAACTGTACAACTTCGACGAAATCCAAACCATTTCTGCTGGTGAAAGAGACTCAGATGCAGAAGGTGTTACAGGGATGTCTGCCTCTAAGATGAGAAAGGCAGCAGCAGAGAATGATCTTGAGACATTCAAAACTGGAATGCCAAAAGAATTGAAGTCATCTGACATTGATTCAATCTTCAGAACCATCAGAAGTCAGATGGGTGTGAAGGAAGGTTGGAATCTGTGGGAGATTGCTCCTAAGTTTGATTGGAAGAATCTCAGAGAGAATTATGTAAACGGCAACATCTTCAAACTGAATCAGATGGTTGAGAATCTCAACACTGGTCTGGTTGGTAAGGTCATGAGACGTGGAACTAATTATCTGATCTGTGTGACCGAAGATAACATCATGTTCAAATCCTGGATTCGTGATCTCCGTGAGTACACTGAGGTCAAGATGGATCGTAAGATGAGAACCAAGACTAAACCCAACACTCTAACTGGGACAACTGGTTACTTTAAGTACGCTTCTGACATGACTCCTGGATTCAATAAGGGAGATGAAACCAACCTTCAAGCAGGTGGGAAACCTTACAAGGGTCCTAAATCAAATATTAGGGAATTCATAAATAAGTATAAGAAAAGAATTTCGTGAAAATGTCTAAGCATCTGAACGACTTGTCTGCAGTTTATTTGTCGCAGATTGCAGAAGAAACTGTTTGTCCTGTATGTGGGTTCAATCCATGTCAGTGCTTAGAGGGAACTTTGGACGAGTCTTGTGGTTGTGACCATGAAACACCAAAGAGCAAGACGCAGGTCGCGCAGGCGAAGGCAGCAGAGAAGTATTCTGGGAAGAAACTTCGTGACCTTCCTGGCAGAAAGAAAGTGGATGAAGGCGCTGTTGCACTTCCTGTCGCAAGAATGATTACGCAGTCAGGAAATAAGGATGTTCGTGCATCCAGAGAGAAGGATGCAAAGAAGAGAGAAAAACTTGAAACTCAAGCAAGAACTATTAGAACCACTGTGGACATGGACGCATTCAAGAAAACAAAGGGAATGAGAACTGAAGGGTTCTCTGACTGGAGAAACGATCTTATTGAGGTTGTTGGTGCTGACATTCCTTCCTCTCAGGCACAGAAGGATACTGAGATGAAGGGAGAAATCAAGGATAAGAAAGTTAGAAATAAGGTCGTTATCAATCCACCACTGGGTGAAGAAATCAAGGCAATGGGTGGAACCATTCTTGAGATGATGGAGTATGACGATGAGTTTGATTACATTCTTGAGAGTGTTTATGATGAACTGATTGAAGAAGGTTTCTCTGAGGATGAAGTTGAGTTCGGAATCGAGTCGGCACTGACCACTCTGGATGAGGGTTATTATGATTCAGCAACCGAAACTTCAAAATCAAACGCTGCTAACGTAAAGACAACACAGTTTACAGCGAAGAAGAAAGCGCAGGGTTCAATCAAGGATAGACTGAAGTCTGCTGCTAAGAAAGCAATTGTTGGCGCTGGTCGTGCCGTTGCAAAAGCAGCAAACACTGCTGACGCTGTGAAGTCTGCACCTGGAAGAGCAGCAAAGAAAGTTTCCAGTGCAGTTGCAAGAGTCAAGGGTCTTGCTAAGTCTGGTTATGAGTCAGAGAGAAAGAGCGGAGATAGCACTTACAGAGGCAAGGGTGTTGGTCGTAAAGAGAAGATTGGTGAGGATGTTGAACGACTTGATGAGATGCCTTATCAAGTAATGGGTTCTCCTGATGGAAAGAAGGAGAAGAAAATTGGTAAACCAGTAAAGAGTAAAAAGTATGCTGATGCAAGAGCATCAGAACTTGCCGATACCCACAAGGCAACTGGTGGTAAGTATCGTTCACAGTATGTTGAAGATGTTGAGCAGGTTGATGAAAAACTCAATCTAAAGAAAGCAGATATGGGTGATGTTGTAACGGACTTCTACAAGTCTGATGCTCCTCAATTCAAAGGAAAGTCCAAAGAAAAGCGTCGTGAGATGGCAGTGGCTGCTAAACTGGGAGCCATGAGAGAAGAAAAGAAACCAGAAGTGGAAGCACAAGGCAAGAAGGTTGCTGGATACGAAAAGGCTGATAAGTATAAAGGAATCGTTGCCAGATTCCGTAAGGAGAACCCTGGTTCACGTCAACCTAAAAAGGTTCGTGGAGCAAAACCAACCGAGGGTGAACTGAGTCAACAGAGAATCCAAGCAGCGAACAAGCGCATTTCGAAGCACGGTTTGACTTCGAGAGAGAAGAAAGAAACACAAGCAAGAGCAAAGTACGATTCGCCAAGAGACTGATGAGTTTTTTCCGAGAAGACCCCTTTACTGGTTATTACGGCAGTAAAGAGGAGGACAAGGATAAAGAACACGACAAACTCGACAAAGAACGTAAACTTCGAATGAAGTTTGGTAAGTCCTGGAAACAGCACATGGACGACACCAAGAATGCTCAGACCAGACTTCGTAAGGGAGAGGTCAAAAAGTGGGATCCTGTGAAAAAGAAATACGTCTCAAACTTAGATTGAGCATCTAAATAAATGTGAATTTGAGGCTCAAATTATGCTATCATTCCTACTCCCACTCGCATCAAAAGTCATTTCTGATTCAGTCTCCAAGATTCCTGAAAATGAGGAACTTGGTGAAAAACTGATTGACATCTGTCTGGTTATTCTTGGTAAAGCAGTTAAACTGACCAAGACTGACATGGACGATAAACTGCTGGAAACTGTTGCAGCAGCAATCAAAAACAGAGAAGAAGGGTGATTTTGAAAGCAGGGGTTCAATCTCCTGCTTTTATAAATATCTTTTAGCATAAGCAATTTTATCTAGGGCAAAGACATGGCACTTTGGGGCAATAACGACGCAGTTGGTTCTGGTGGTACAGTTTCCCTGAACTACAGCACTGGTGCTGTAACAGGAACTGGCACAACTTTCGGCCAGGTTGGCGCTGCTAAAACTGGTGATGTAATTAGATTCGGAACCCGTGGTGGTGGTTCAACTTATTTTGGTGATGCTGTAATTGTCAGCATCGCTGGTACTCAATCACTGACCATCGGTTCTACCGCAGGTCTCAGCGGAGCAGCAATCGCTGGAGCTGATTTCTACATCTCTGAACTTCCTGTTTCGAGTGTTAAGGATGTCACCTACAGTGAGTCTTCCTCTGGTACTGATGATAAGATCATCTACGGTGTTTCAGATGCTGACACTGCCATCGGTGGCCCCGCTGGTTATGAGAAGATTGATGCTGGTTGGGTTGGAATCACAACTTACGTTGACAACCACGGCAACCTGAGAGTCAAGAGAGAAGTTCTTGTTGCAATGTCTGGCATTACCACAGGTAACATTCCTTATCCTACTGCTGAAGGATGATGTAAATGCTGTTTAGCGAATTGAACGAGGAGAACTTTCTCCTCTTTGCGATTAAAAATTATGAAAACCCAGCAGCAGTAACGAAAGAAGATTTTGAAAAAGATCTAAACCACTTTCGTTATATCAAAAGGTTGCTTAAAAGATATAAAAGCACAGGTGACCTTCGCGTTCACCTGTTGATCAACCATTTTATTATCCTTTATAACATCTTTGGTGAAGCTGCTACTCCGATGCTTTTTTATAAGATCGAGAGCAACTTGTGGTCGGTAACTAAAACCTTTATTGTTTTTCTGAATAAGTTACCAGAGTTCCCGAAAACTTATATTCACGACATTGAATTGGATCAAACCTGCCTAGAGGAACTGGAGAAGATTACCAATGGACAAGGACAAAATTGATAGAGTAATCAATGCATTTCGTACAGCAATGTATAATGAATTCAGTGTCTCAGAGGAAGGCATGGTGGCAAATCCTCCTGGGGGAAGTGGCGGATTTGGTGGGTCCTCCAATGCTGCTGGTCCTACTGCTGGATTTGACCCATATATGAGATTGGATGGTCGCAATAAGTATGTCAAAAAAGCCATCAAAGATTTGATGGACAGGAAGAAAAAGAGAGAAGACAGAAAAGCAAGAAAGAAAGCTTTAAATTACAACCCTTACTTCACTCCTTTCGATGTCAAACGAGGAACACGTTAGAATTGCAATCCTTGAACAGAAAATCGAAGATTTAAAGCCAATCGTTTATAAAATTGATCACGCGATTGAAAAGTTAAGTGAGGTAAATACAACAGTTAGCAGAATGCTTGCTGTCCATGAAGAGCGCATATCAAAGCAAGAAGAAATCGACACTGTATTATTTGCAAAGGTTGACAAACTCAGTGATAAAATTGACCGCAATAATGACAGTCTGTTTGCAAGAATACGAGCACTAGAACAAAAGGTTTGGAAGATAATCGGTGGGTTTGCTGCTGTAACAATTATTGTTAATGTTACTGGTTTGCTTTTACGCACAGGAATTTTAAACAACCTCTTGGCACCAGCACCACAACCTGTTATAATTCAAGGGCGTTAGTCTCTTTGGTATGGATTTTATTGATGTAAAGTACATCAATCTGTTGTCTTCACGACTTCCAAAGTTTAAGAGAGTCAAGGCGCATCTTTACAATTTCCGCTGCCCGATCTGTGGTGACTCACAGAAGAGTAAGAGCAAGGCACGAGGATATTTGTATCGAATCAAGAACAACACTAATTTCAAGTGTCACAACTGTGGACTGAACATTTCCTTCAACAGTTTCCTGAAGCAACTGGATCCTGTTCTGCATAAGGAATACATCTTTGAGAAGTTCAAAGGTGGTCAGACTGGTAAGAACTTTGTGACAGAAACTCCAGAGAGTGTTCTTGACATTGCTAAAGAGTCTAAACCGCAATTCGAAAAGAAATTAACAATTGATTTGCCATCAGCATTTGATGTCAATGTCTCCAAGATTTACCTTCATGGGAGGGCAATCTTTGATGGGGAGTTTTATTACTGTGAGAACTTTAAGAAGTTTGCCAACTCCATCAGACCAGGGACATTTGAGAACGAAGACTACGGAGAACCCAGAGTGGTCATCCCAATGCGAAAGGATGGTAACCTGATCGGGGTTCAGGGACGAGCACTTTCGTCAAACCCCATTAAATATATCACTGTAATGATTGATGATGAACAACCAAAGATTTACGGACTTGACCGAATCGATGCAGACTTACCTGTCTATGTGGTCGAAGGACCCTTGGACAGCACTTTCGTTGACAATTGTGTGGCTCTGTGTGGGAGTGACGGTGACGTGGGTTGTCTTGAGGGAAGCAACCTCGTTTTTGTTTACGATAACGAACCCCGCAATAAAGAAATTGTCAAGCGAATTGAACGACACATTGAACAAGGAAACAAAGTCGTCATCTGGCCGAAAAACGTCCACGAAAAAGACATAAATGATATGGTCCTTGCTGGTCATTATGTCAAGGATTTGATAAAATCAAATACATATCAAAATCTCGAAGCAAAGCTACACTTTACAACCTGGAAAAGAGTATGAGTAACGGAACAAAGGTCAAGAAGAGAGACGGAAGAATTGAACCATTAGACCTCGATAAGATGCACTTGATGGTGCAAGAGGCATGTGAGGGTCTTGCAGGGGTCTCTGCGAGTCAAGTTGAGATTCAATCTGGAATTCAATTTTATGATGGCATCACCACTGGAGAGATTCAGGAAATTCTGATTCGTTCTGCTTCTGATTTGATTGATTTGGATCATCCGAATTATCAGTTTGTCGCAGCACGTCTCCTTCTCTTTTCCGTGAGGAAGCAGTTGTTTGGTCGTACCAGAACTCTTCCTAAACTCATTGATCACATCACTGAGCAGGCATACGCTGATCATTATGATCGTGAGATCTTTGATAAGTATTCAAAAGAAGAGATTGAACACGTTGAAGCTTTCTTGGATCACAAGCGTGATTTCCTCTTCACTTATGCTGGATTGCGACAGGTTGTCGATAAATATTTGGTACAGGATAGAAGCACTGGTAAGGTCTTTGAGACCCCACAGTTCATGTACATCATGATCGCTTTGACTATCTTTAGAGATTATCCCAAGGAAACGAGACTCTCTTATGTCAAGCGATACTACGACGCAATCAGCAAGCACAAGATCAACATTCCCACACCTATCATGGCGGGAGTGCGAACTCCACTTCGACAGTTTGCTAGCTGTGTTCTTGTTGATGTTGATGACACCCTCGATTCTATCTTTAGCTCTGATATGGCAATTGGCAGGTACGTTGCACAGAGGGCGGGAATCGGCATCAACGCGGGTCGCATCCGTGGCATCAACAGTCGAATCAGAGGTGGAGAAGTTCAGCACACAGGCGTTGTCCCATTTCTCAAAAAGTTTGAAGCAACTGTCCGTTGCTGCACACAAAATGGCATCCGAGGTGGATCAGCGACTGTACACTTCCCGATCTGGCACCAAGAAATAGAAGACATTCTGGTTCTTAAGAACAACAAAGGAACGGAGGACAATCGTGTTAGAAAGCTTGACTACTCCATCCAGATTTCGAAACTTTTCTATGAACGTTTCATTAAGGATGAAGAAATTAGCCTCTTCTCACCACATGATGTTCCAGGTCTCTATGATGCTTTTGGTACTCCTGGATTTGATGAGTTGTATGTTCGTTATGAACAAGATCAGTCTGTTCCAAGAAAGACTATCGGAGGTCAAGAACTCATTTTGGATCTCCTGAAGGAGAGATCTGAGACTGGTCGAATCTACATCATGAACATCGACCATTGCAATTCGCACTCTTCCTTCAAGGACAAAGTGGAGATGAGTAACCTGTGTCAGGAAATCACTCTCCCCACTTATCCCCTTCAGCACATCGACGACACCACAGGTGAGATTGCTCTCTGCATTCTCTCTGCTGTGAACGTTGGTAAGATTAGGTCCGACGAGGAACTGGAAGACCTCTGTGACCTCGCTGTGAGGGGTCTGGAGGAACTGATTGATTACCAAGAGTATCCAGTCAAGGCAGCAGAGATTGCAACTAAGGCACGTCGCTCTCTGGGTGTTGGTTTCATTGGTCTGGCACATTACCTTGCCAAGTTGGAAGCACCTTATGATTCACAGAAAGCATGGGATGCTGTTCATGGACTCTCTGAGTCATTCCAGTATTATCTTCTTAAGGCTTCCAACACATTGGCAAAGGAGAAGGGACACTGTGAATACTTTGGCAGAACTAAATATTCAGACGGGATTCTTCCCATTGACACTTACAAAAAAGATGTAGACGAGATTACAACAACACCACTGCAACATGATTGGGAGGGTCTTAGAAAATCTATCCTGGAGACAGGACTCCGACACAGCACTTTGTCCGCACAGATGCCTTCAGAGAGCAGTTCCGTTGTGTCAAATGCCACAAACGGAATTGAACCACCTAGAGCATTCCTGTCCGCTAAAAAGTCCAAGAAGGGGGTTCTTAAGCAGATTGTTCCATCGTATTCAACTCTGAAAAATCATTACACTCTGCTCTGGGAAATGGGAAGCAACAAGGGTTACATTAACGTTGTTGCTGTAATGCAAAAGTTCTTTGATCAAGCCATCTCAGGTAACTGGTCTTATAACTTGGAAGATTATCCTGACAGAGAAGTTCCAACATCCGTGATCGCAAACGATCTCCTTACCACCTATAAGTATGGATGGAAGACTTCTTATTATCACAACACTTATGATTCCAAACATGATGGAAGTGATGAAGAAAAAGACAATACTAAACAAAAACTTGAAGATCTAGTAAAAGAACTATCAGAGTCAGAGGAGGAAGTCTGTGAATCCTGCGCTATTTGATTTTAAGGTTTCACCAGTAGGTGGTAATAATGATGTGGATGTGAGAGGAATGACTGTTTTTAACAGCAGAGAAGTGAACACTAAGAAGCAACCAATGTTCTTTGGTGCTCCTCTTGGTGTCCAGAGATATGATTCTTACAAGTATCCAGTCTTTGAGAAACTTACAACTCAACAACTGGGTTATTTCTGGAGACCAGAGGAGGTTTCACTTCAGAAGGACAGGTCAGATTATCTGACTCTTCGTCCAGAACAAAAGCACATCTACACTTCAAACCTGAAGTATCAGATCATGCTGGATTCCATCCAAGGTCGTGGACCTGGAATGGCATTCATCCCTTATTGCTCTCTTCCTGAACTGGAAGCTTGCATGGAAGTGTGGGGATTCATGGAAATGATTCACTCACGTTCTTACACTTACATCATCAAGAACATTTACTCCGATCCCTCGGATGTGTTCGACACGATCATCAAGGATCCAAGAATCCTTGAGCGAGCACAGAGTGTCACTGAGTCTTATGATGACTTCATTAATTGTGCCCAGACCTACGGGAATGGCAATGGTTGGTTACATCAACTCGAAGGTGTCCCAGCAGCACAAGAGGAACTCAAAGATGTCAAGAGAAAACTGTTCAGAGCAGTCGCCAACGTTAACATTCTTGAGGGTATTCGCTTTTACGTTAGTTTTGCTTGTAGTTTCGCCTTCGGTGAGCTTAAACTCATGGAAGGATCAGCAAAGATCATCTCCCTGATTGCAAGGGATGAGAACCAGCATCTCGCAATTACCCAGAACATTCTGAACAAGTGGCGTGAGGGTGACGATCCTGAGATGAAGCAGATCATGCAGGAAGAAGAAGAGTGGGTTTATGCCATGTTTGACAGGGCAGTGAACGAAGAGAAGAAGTGGGCAGACTACTTGTTTAAAGATGGAAGTATGATAGGATTGAATGACACACTCCTCAAGCAGTATGTTGAGTGGATTGCTAACCGTAGAATGAAGGCCATTGGTCTCAAACCTGTTTATGACATCGCAGCAAAGAACAACCCACTTCCCTGGACGCAACACTGGATCTCCTCAAAGGGACTCCAGGTCGCTCCACAGGAGACAGAACTTGAGAGTTATGTCCTCGGATCATTCAAGCAAGATGTCAAGAAAGATACCTTCTCAGGGTTCCAACTCTAAGAAGATCCTCACTGACGGATTTTACTATGAGTTTGAGTTTCTCTTTGGACGAGAGAAGCAAACTTTTATTCAACGAATGGAGAGGTGGTGTGCCAAGAGGCAGCCACCTCTAAACGTTATTCTCCTGCATCTGCTTGCTGGATTTGTTGAGTGGTATTATGGTGTCAAGGTTTCCCAAACCATGGACCAGGTTGATGCTCAGATTCGAGAGATCAATGAACAGTGGAGGGTAGCAGCAGAGGGACCCAAACCTGTTTACAAGACCGAGAAGTCTGAAGTTGAAGGACTGGACACCATTAGCGTCTCCACAGAACTTCCAGACCCCTGGGAAGAAGATGATTGGAATGCTTGGAGGTCTAAATAACGCAGATGAAACATGATGAGTGTGTGACTACGAAAACCCCTGGTTGTATCTTGAGGTCCCTTTTACCTCTGACGATATTGGGGATTACTTTGGTTTTGTTTATAAAATTACCAATCTCACCAACGACCGACTCTACATTGGAAGAAAGGTTTTCTGGTTTCATCGAAAGCCCAGAGGGAAGAAAAGAAAAGTAAAAACAGAGTCAGACTGGAAAAAGTATTATGGGTCCTCTGATGAATTGAAAGAGGACATCAAACTTTTGGGTGTGGAGAACTTCAAGAGAGAAATCCTGTCTCTCCACAAGACAAAAGGGAAAACAAACTTTGCAGAAACTGAAGCGTTGTTCAAGAACGACGTGCTGACAGAGGCATTGGATGACGGGACACCCCGTTACTACAACAGTAACATAATGAATCGTTATTACCGCAAAGACTACTTTCCCAAATAGTATGTTAGAATGGTTACAACATTATAAAGGTTATGAAATTTAAAAAACTGTTGTTTGGTTTGCCTTTGCTGGCAGCGTCACTTCTCCCTCATGGTCATCACCATGTTGAGGTGAATCCTGACACTTCCTATGCCAAACTAACAACTGACAACAGAAAGGCAACCTTTGGTCCTGCAACAACTGCACTTCTGGACACCATTGCATTTGCAGAGGGAACTTCGAAGTATCCGAACAAAGGATACAACACACAGTTCACTGGAAGGCAGTTTTCAAGCGTCAACCATCCCAGGCAAGTGCTGAGTTCTGGTTGGCATCGTTCTGATGCTGCTGGTCGTTATCAGTTCCTCAGCACCACCTGGGACAGCGTGGGTGGTGGTCCGATGACCCCCGAACGTCAGGACAAAGGTGCTGTGAGGTTGATCATCAAGAGATTGAAGGCAGCAGGAATTCGTGTAAACAATGCGAATGATTTGGAGTATCTTCTCAAGACAGAAGGACTCTCTAAGAGAATCCTGGGAGCACTCGCACCCGAGTGGGCATCACTCCCCACCATTTACGGTGGAAGTTACTATGGACAGCCTGCAAAGAGTCACGCACGTCTTCAAAGCTACTTCAACAGTCTGTTATAATTATTTCGTTGACACAAAACAATGATCAGCAAAATAAAAAAATTAGTCAAGGCAATTGTCTTGAAACCTGTCAAGGTTCTAATTGAACCACAGGAACCAAAAGTGGTTCAGAAACCTTATCAAACAGTTCCTGCACCTGTGGTAACTCCAAGTGATTCTTGGTTTGGTGAAGCACCTAAGACTCAAAAGGTGATAGAGTATGTTAAGGAAAAGAATAAGGAACTCTATCAAAGACTTGCCGAAGAACCTCAATCAAAAGAGGTTGACAACATCCACGAGGTGATGTACAATAAAGCAACTGCCAAAGGGAACACAACGGTTCAATTGGATCCCCAACCCCAAGGCGGTTCAGAGAACGTTTGGCAGTCAGGAGCAGGTCCCCACTTCTAAGGGACTCTCCCCCGTGGGTGAGTAGCTCAGTTGGATAGAGCCACGCACTTCTAATGCGTTGGTCGGGGGTTCGAATCCCTCCTCACCTGCCTTGCCTTCTTAGCTCAGCTGGATAGAGCAACGGTTTTGTAAACCGTAGGTCGTCGGTTCAAGTCCGACAGAAGGCTTTCCTCTTCGGAGGAATAGGTTATAATACCGATGTCTTGGACAGGAGTTCGATTCTCCTCACTTCCATTTGCGGGGGTGCAATGGTTTCGACAGGGTGTTATGGGTTATAACTGAAACCTGCTTGGATAAGCAAAAAACAGATGCAAACAAAATTGTATCATTCAGGAGGACTGCTGTTGCCGTTTGAGCGATAGCACTCTGACCTACGGGGAGGGTAACCTCCCTTATGGGGTTGTAGCTCAGTCGGTTAGAGCGCTAGCCTGTCACGCTAGATGTCGTGGGTTCGAGTCCCATCAGTCCCGCCTGGGGAATTAGCTCAGTTGGTAGAGCGCCTGCTTTGCAAGCAGGATGTCAGCGGTTCGAGTCCGCTATTCTCCACCTCGCGGAATTAGTTCAGTGGTAGAACGCTATCCTTCCAAGTTAGATGTCGTCGGTTCGAATCCGATATTCCGCTTTCCCGTTCGGGAACATAATGCGTCTTTTGCGGACGTTTCAATGCTCTTTTTACCGAGCGGGAACATTATGGGTAGAGAAAAGTATCAGTTCGGTGGTCTCAAAACAACATCAATCAATGTGCTGAGATTGCTGAGTGAACTTGAAGGTTCTTTTCAACTGTGTAAATACATGGGATTTGAAGAGGACATGAATACCATTTCAGAGATGAAGCAAAGGTATTACAAACTCTACTTCAAATTGAATAAAGAGGAACGCAATGGGGTGTAGCACAGCGGTAGTGCAAACGACTGTTAATCGTTGGGTCGTAGGTTCGAATCCTACCACCCCAGTTGGGTGAGTGTCCGAGTGGTTAAAGGAGACGGACTGTAAATCCGTTGGCTCAGCCTACGTTGGTTCAAATCCAACCTTACCCACCTTGTTCAAGCCCGCTTAGCTCAGCGGTAGAGCACCTCGTTTACACCGAGATTGTCGGCAGTTCGATCCTGTCAGCGGGCATTCCTACCTTAGGAACATGAAAAAGTTTTTATTAGCACTTGCTTTGCTGGCATCTCCAGCAATGGCAGAACCAACCAAAGGATGGTATACCCATGATGCCATGGGTTGCATGATGATGCGTGAGTGTACGAAAGGAGTGGTTCAGATCAACTCCATCGCAGACTTGGCAAATTATTATGGTGACGACAGGAAGTTTGAACTTGTCGGTGAAGAGTTTGATGCTCTGATGAAACCTCTGAAGGAAATTGGAGTTGGTGTTTACATTGCTCCTGAGAAGTATTTTGTTCCTGGTCACAGGGGTGTTTACTTCACCGTGGGAAACAACTTCTTTCTCAATGAGAAATTCGTCCATCGTCCTAATGTCCTGATGACTGTGATGCGACATGAGGGATGGCATGTGGTTCAAGACTGTATGGCAGGAACTGTCAAGAACAATCTCATTGCCATCGTCATGCCAGAGGAAGTTGTTCCTCCAGTTTGGAGAGAACAGGCAGAACGGAATTATCCAGCAGATGCAGTTCCCTGGGAAGCAGAGGCAAAGTGGGCAGGTTGGGAAGATGGAATGACACAGGCAGGTCTTGATGCTTGTGCTAAAGGGGCACCCTGGGAGACTTATGAACCCACTCCACTCACAAGAGCATGGTTAATTGAAAACAATTACATCAAGGAATAAGGATGCAGAACAATGATCACCGTCAGATGC